TGCAGAAACTATACCATGGAAATTAATTGAACAAGGATATCACAAATAATGTATGAGTTAAAAGAATATTTAAATGCAATAAACTATTCCAAAGAAAAACTTATGGATGGTGAAGATGAAATGTGGGAAAAGAAATATCCTGCATTCATAATAAACAAGTGTGTGGCACCATTTCAAGATACTATTTTTCTAGTCAATGAAATGAATATGAATCATCACATGGATAAAAAACTACAATTTGATTTTTTAATAAATAGTCTAAGAAAACGAAAAAGATATACACCTTGGTTAAAGGCGAAGAAGATAAAAAATTTAGAGTATGTAAAAGAGTATTATGGATATGGAAATGAGAAAGCAAAATCAGCTCTTGATATACTAAATGATGAACAGATTAAGACTATCATTGATAGTATGAATAAAGGCGGTAAACATGGATAACAATATTAATTGGACACAGGAGCAGATGTTTGAAGTTCTATTAAAAGAACCTGATGACTTCCTAAAGATTAGAGAGACATTATCTCGTATAGGAGTTGCTTCTAGAAAAGAAAGGAAACTATATCAATCTTGCCATATACTTCACAAACAAGGTAAGTATTATATTGTTCACTTTAAAGAATTATTTGCACTTGATGGTAAGGATACCAATCTATCAGAAAACGATATTGCAAGAAGAAATACAATAGTCAAACTTTTGAGTGATTGGGGTCTAGTTACAATGAAAGGTAAACCAGAACCTATTGCACCACTAAGTCAAATCAAAATCATTGCATTCAAAGAAAAAAATGAATGGATGTTAGAAACTAAATACAACATAGGTAAAAAGAAAGAGGTTGAGTAATGGCGTATTCAGATAAAGTTTTAGACCACTATGAGAATCCTAGAAATGTAGGTTCACTTGATAAAGATGACCCAAGTGTAGGCACAGGTATGGTTGGAGCACCTGCTTGTGGTGATGTCATGAAACTTCAAATCAAAGTTAATGATGACGGAATCATTGAAGACGCAAAATTTAAAACTTATGGATGTGGTTCTGCAATAGCATCATCAAGTTTATTAACAGAATGGGTTAGAGGTCAAAGTCTAAACGAAGTAGAAAAAATAAAGAATTCAGATATTGCAGAAGAACTTGCACTGCCACCTGTAAAAATTCATTGTTCAGTTTTAGCCGAAGATGCAATCAAGACTGCGATTGCTGATTACAAAGGTAAACAAGAGGCAATGGGTAAGTGGCAACCAAACACAGAGTAATTTTATTATGAAAAATTTTCAGTCATTCATCACAGAAGAAAATGTGAATGATGGTGATATTCAGATTGCCGTCTTGACTAAAGTATCATCTAAAGAAAAAGAAATTGTCGCCAATCAAATAAAAGAATACGCAGACAAAAATAAAATACCTTGTCATATAATTAATACCAGAAAAGCATGGATATCTACAAATGATGTAGAAAGAGGTTTGATAAGTGTATCAGATAAGGAAGGTAATAAAGTAGATTTTGAGATACCTAAAACAGTCGTATTTGTTCGTGCTGGAGTTTTAGATGATGAAGTAGGACTTGCATTACTTTCTACTTTTGAAAAGGCTGGTGCATTTATGATTAACAATCGTGACGGAATGCTGACCTGTGATAATAAAATGTCCACATATATTACATTTAATCAATATGGTATACAAACACCAAGAACATCTATTATTAATAATGAAGAATCCGTACAAGATGCACATAAAAGAATAGGTGGTAAGTTTCCTGTAATCATAAAAACTATTACAGGCACACAAGGTATTGGTGTATCAATCGTAAATGATTATAAAAGTATGATATCTGTTATACAATCATTATGGAAGTTTAATGCAGACTTATTGATACAAGAATTTTTAGAAATGGATTTTGATATTAGAACTATCGTGGTTGATGGTGTAATTATAGCATCCACTAAAAGAATAAAACCAAAAGAAGATTTTAGGTCTAATATACATAGAGGTGCTGATTCAGAACCATATGTATTATCAAAAGAAGAAAAAAAATTAATATTAGATGCATATAGAACAACAGGTGCATATATGGTTGGTGTAGACCACACAATCGTAAATGGAAAAGCATACATTCTAGAATGTAATGGGTCACCTGGTATAGGCTCTAATTTTGGAAATGGTGATGGTCAAAATACAACAAACGAAAGATTGATTGAAAAAATATTAGACCATGTTGGAAAAGTAAAAAGTAGATTTGTGGGTTCTACACAAACTGCTGGTTTTGTAGAAAGATTAGAGATAGTTGGTCTCGGCCCATATCGTGCTAAGTTTGATACAGGTAATGGAACTAGAGCTTCCATGTTTCATGTAGATAAACTTGAAATAAAAGGTAAGATTGCAAAATGGGAAAGAGATGGTAAAAAATTTACTCATAAGATAGTTGGTATATCTAAACCTGTGCATGTAGACCAGATAGATAAAAGACCAATCGTATTAGTAGATATTAAATTTAACAACACTCTATATAAAGATGTACCAATAGGATTAACAACAAGAGATTCTAGAAGTACATTTTTAATAAACAGAGAACTGCTAACTAGATTTAAAGTTGCAGTAAACCCCGATAGAAAATTTGTACTTTCTAGTTATATAGAAAGAGGGGATAATAATGATGAAGACTATAGGACACCGAAATGATAATTGATGCACTAAGAAAAAAATATGAAGCCGAGATTGCGGCTGCAAAAGCAAACATAGATGTCTATCAAAAAAATCCTGCAGGTATTGGAGAACACCCAGACCTAGTTCAAGCAGTTGATTCAGAGATGGTTAAGTTGGCAGATGCAGAAGACAAACTTGAAACATTAAAAAAACATTATGTCACTCAACCAGATTTATTAAGTGAGTAATTATTGACAAAACTTGTTGAGCCTTATATAATTATATTATGCAATTTTATACTAATGTAACCCCTTGGGGTAATACTCTACTTGTTAGAGAATATGTGAATGGTGAAAGAGTTAATCGTAAGGTTAAGTATTCCCCTACTCTATTCTGTAAAGTAATCAAAGAGACTAATTATAAAACTCTTGATGGTCAGTATGTAACCCCAATCAAACATGAAACAATAAAAGACGCCAAAGAATGGTTGAAGTCTTATGAAGACCAACCACATCTTGTCTTTGGCAATACCACATTTCAATATAACTATATTGCAGATAACTATCCTAATTATGTGAAGTGGGATATTGATAAGATTCTTGTCGTAACGATTGATATAGAAGTTGCGTGTGAAAATGGTTTTCCACAACCAGAGAATGCAATAGAACCTTTACTTTCAATCACAATTAAAAATCATCAAAATAAACAGATACTAGTTTGGGGTACAGGTGAGTATAAAAATACAAGAGAAGATGTTACTTATGTAAAATGTAAAGATGAAAAAATGTTGATTCAAGAGTTTCTAACATTTTGGCAAAAGAACCAACCAGATGTTATTACAGGTTGGAACACAGAATTTTTTGATATACCATATCTTTGTAATCGTATTAAAAATTTATATGATGAAAATGAGATAAACAAATTATCACCTTGGGGTAATGTCTCTGATAGAGAGATTTATCAAATGGGTAGAAAACATCAAGTCTATGATATTCAAGGTGTATCACATTTAGATTTCTATGACTTATACAGAAAGTTCACATATACCAGTCGTGAGAGTTACAGATTGGACCATATCGCCTCTATTGAGTTAGGTGAGAGTAAAGATGACAATCCATACGAAACATTCCGAGAATGGTATCTAAAGGACTTTCAATCTTTCATTGACTATAATATACAAGATGTTGAGATAGTAGATAGATTAGAAGATAAAATGAAACTGATTGAGTTATGTCTTACTATGGCCTATGATGCAAAAGTAAATTATATGGATGTATTAGGTTCTGTAAAATATTGGGATATACTCATCTATAATGAATTAAGAAAAAAAGGTATTGTCATACCACAAAAAGTAGAAAGAAAAAAGACTGAAAGATTTGAAGGTGCTTATGTAAAAGAACCACAAGTTGGTTTACATAAGTGGGTTATGTCTTTTGATTTAAATTCTCTGTATCCGCATTTAATTATGCAATATAATATTTCACCAGAGACTTTAGTTGCTGATAAAAAAGTAAAAGATATAACTGTAGATAAAATGTTAAACAAGGAGATAGACACTTCAATACTAAAAGATGCAACACTAACACCAAATGGTGCTTTGTTCAAAACTACTCAAAAAGGGTTCTTACCCGAACTCATGCAAAAAATGTATGATGAGAGAGTGAAGTTTAAACAACTTCTGTTGGAGGCAAAGAAAGATTATGAAAGAACTAAAGACCCCAAACTTAAAAAAACAATATCAAAATTTAATAACATCCAAATGGCCAAAAAGATTTCTCTCAATAGTGCATATGGTGCTATTGGTAATAATTGGTTTAGGTATTATAATATTTTGGTTGCTGAAGCAATTACTACAAGTGGTCAATTTGCTATTAGATATATTGAACATTCTCTTAATGGGTATCTTAATAAAATACTTGGAACAGAAAAAGAGGATTATATTATTGCATCAGATACGGACTCGGTGTATATCTGTTTTGACAAACTTGTTGATAAAGTATTCAAAGGAAAAGAAGATAAAGAAAAAATCGTGGACTTCTTGGATAAGGTTGCTACAGATAAGATTGAACCTTTTATTGACAAGTCATATCAAGAACTTGCTAAATATGTAAATGCATATGAACAAAAGATGCAGATGAAAAGGGAAGTGATTGCTGACAAAGCTATTTGGGTTGCAAAGAAAAGATATATTTTAAACTCACATGACATTGAAGGTGTTAGATACAAAGAACCTAAATTAAAAATTATGGGTGTTGAAGCTGTCAAGTCATCAACCCCTGCTGCATGTAGAGAAAAAATTAAAGATGCATTAAAAATTATAATGAATGAAGATTCAAAAGTGCTAAATAGTTTTATACAAGATTTCAGAAAAGACTTTATGAATCTAAAACCAGAAATGGTTGCGTACCCACGCTCTGTAAATGGATTAAACAAGTGGACTGAATCACATAATCTATTTAAGAAAGGAGCACCTATACATTGTAAAGGTGCAATATTATATAATCATCTTGTTAAGGATAAAAAATTACAAGGAAAATATCCTTACATACAAGAGGGTGATAAGATTAAATTTTTACATATGAAAACACCAAACACATATCAATCAACATCAATATCATTTATGACTAAGTTACCAGAGGAACTAAACTTACATAATATTATAGACTATGATACTCAGTTTGAAAAGTCTTTTATAGAACCACTAAAATTTATTACTGATATTATTCGTTGGCAGATTGATGGTAGTTATGGTACACAAGCAACTTTAGAGGAGTTTTTTTAATGAGTGGTAAAGGAGATAAGAGAAGACCTATGCAAATTTCACAAGAAGAACTTGATAAAAGATGGGAGGCAGTTTTTAAAAATAAACCTGCAGAGGATATGTTTGACCATTTAATGATAGATAAAATATTAACAAAAGAAGTAGAAAAATTAGTGCCAGATGATGAAGTTGCAGTATTGTTATCTGGTGGTGTTGATTCAATATCTGTTGCATTTGCAGCAGAGAGACTTGGAAAAAAAATAACAGCATATAGTTTTAGATTAGATAATCATGAATCTTATGATTATAATAAAGCAAAAGATATCGCACAAATGAGAGATTGGAAATTTATGGGTATCACCATAAACACTAATCAGTTAGTAAATGACTTTCATGCATTAGTAGAATTAGGATGTAGAAAAAAAACACAGTTTGAATGCACATATCCATTTTTACATATCTACCCAGAGATAAAAGAACAATATGTTTTATCTGGTTGGGCTGCTGATGGTTATTATGGATTAAGTAAAAAAGCCATGATACATTATAAAGGTGATAATTTTAATGAGTTTAGAGATGACTATTTTAAAAAAGAAAATAGAGCTGGTTATATATGTCATAAAAAAGTTGCAGACTTATATAACAAGTCTCTTGTAACACCATACTTATCTGAATCAGTAAAACAATTTTTTTACAGATACAATCATGAAGAACTAAACAAACCATTTCAAAAACATCATATCAGAAATGGATTTTATGAATTTAATGAAATAGAAAAAGTAGAAAATCATTTAAACCTACAAATAGAAAGTGGTATAATAAAATTATTTGGTAAGTTGCTAAATAATAAAGAAATTAATTTTAAAAATAGAACCAGAATGTTAGAAGTGTATAGTGATTGGCATGAGTTAAACAATACATCCACACTAGAAGAATTTTTATGAAATACAAACCTTATAATTTAAAAGATGTTGT